GACGTCACGCGGCGCAGTTGGTAGCGCAGAGCCTGGTAGATCCGAACACGTCGAACAGCGCGAGTTCGTAAGCTGGTTCCGGCAGACGTATCGCGGTGTCAGGATCTTCGCCATCCCGAACGGCGAAGCGCGCAGCCGGACGGTCGGCGCGCGGCTGAAGCTGGAAGGCGTTTCGCCTGGCGTGCCTGACCTGTTCGTGCCTGAGTGGGGGCTATGGGTCGAGATGAAACGCGCCAAGGGCGGGACAGTGTCAGCCGTGCAGAAGGATTGGCATAGATACCTGCTATCAATTGGCCAGCGTGTGATCGTTGGCCACGGCTTTGAGGATGCGCGGAGGCAGGTTCAGGATATGCCGCGCACCGCAAACGTCTCGCAGCGCGCGTGATAAGTATCGCGCGGACGCCGGAAATGTTCAGACCCTTCGCCCCTACATTGTGGACGTGGATGGCGTTGCAGGAATGCGCAGCCCTCGCAAGTTGAGTTCTGCTGCGCCAGGTAAGCGGCGGCCTGCGTGTTGGCTTTTTCTATGCGCTTGATGCGAAGGGTCATCGCTGCCACGTCTCCAGCCCGACCTTACCTTGGCTGACCTTGGCGATGAGCAGCATCAGCTCATACGATGGCCGCGCCTTGCCCCGGCGCAGCTTGCTGATGTGTGCGCGATCACGGGCAAAACGCTTGCCCGCCTCGTCGTCAGACCATTGAACTTGTTCAAGCCACTGTGCGAATGTCATGCAGAATATGTGCAGCAAATGCCGGGCTGGCGTCAAGAAAATAATTGCACGCGATGCACGATAGTAATTGACCGTTAATGCACGCCATGCACAATGGGGACAACAAAGGAGCACGACATGACCCCCGACGAAATTACCCACATGGCGCTGACGTTCACGCGCCGCCAGTCCGAGGCGCTGGCAGCGCTCGAGCTGCCCCGCGCTACCGACATCGAGATGTTTGAGATGACGCTCGATCTGGTGGCCGACAATCTCACCCTCTGCGAACACGCGTGGGACCTGTTCGCCTCGATCGCTCGCATTGAGTTCTACGGCATCAGCGAAGTTGCCGCCGCCAAGCGTCGCCAGTGGGCATTCCTTGGCGATGACGCAGCCGCCGCGCTGTACGCCGCCGCCCGTGAAGACGAGCTAGCGCAAGTGGCCGACTATCGCCGCGACGCCGCACGCGACGAACGGGTGTCGGCATGAGCCGCGAACGCACCCGCAAATTCTACCGCGAGAACGAGGATTGCGTGATCGTCACCTACACGCAATCGCCGTTCATCCCCGCCAAGCTCTATGGCCGTCCCGAGGATTGCTACCCCGCAGAGGGCGGCGAGGTCGAGGTCATCAGCGTTAAGCTGGCGAGCGGCGAAGAAGCCTGGATGTCGGACGCTGAAGAGGACCAGTGGATCACCGACATCATGGAGAACCCGGACGAGGACTTGGGGCCGGATGCGGACGATCTGCGTGATGCAAGAATGGAGCGCGACCAATGATCCGCGAAGCCCTAGCCCTCACCCGCCCCGCCTTCGCGCTCACGGAACACTTGCAGCGCTCTGCCGAGGTGTCGGCGTTCGACCTGACCAGCCATGTACGCAAGCGCCAGCCCATCAACGTGGTGCGCAGCACATGCGCGAAGCTGCGGAGGCCGCTGTGACCCGAACCCTATCATGGTTCAGCGCTGGCGCGGCGTCTGCCGTCGCAACGAAGCTGATGCTCACGGAAGGCCCCTGCGAGGCGGTCTACTGCGAGACAGGCGCAGAGCATCCCGACAACGAGCGGTTTATTGCCGACTGCGAAGCATGGTTCGGACAGCCTGTCATCCGCATCCGCAGCAAGAAGTACCAGAGCACATGGGACGTGTTCGAGCAGCGCCGCTACCTCGCAGGTGTGGACGGCGCGCTATGCACAAGCGAGCTGAAGAAAATTCCGAGATTTGAGTACCAACGTCCCACCGACGCGCACGTTTTCGGCTACACGGCAGACGCTAACGACCTGGCGCGCTTCAATCGCTTCAAGGAAAACTTCGCAGAGCTTCGCAGCGTGCGCGCACCGCTGATTGAGCGCGGCATCACGAAGGCTGGCGCGCTTGGATTTCTGCAATCGGCAGGCATCGCGTTGCCGGTGCTTTATGGGCTCGGCTTCCAAAACAACAATTGTTTGTGCTGCCCCAAGGCAACGAGTGCCGCGTACTGGTCTTTGACGCGCAAGCACTTCCCCGCCGAGTTTCAGCGCATGGCGAGGCTGTCGCGCGAACTCGATGTGCGGCTCACCCGCATCAACGGCGAGCGGACATTCATCGACGAAATCCCCGCCGACTGGCCGACCACGAACCCGATTGCGCCAGCGTGCGACTTTCTCTGTCAGCTCGCTGTGGAGGACGCAGCTTGACCGCCACCATTCACCAACTCCGCCCCCACGCGCCCCGCCCCATCCCCGACGACACCATCCGCGCAGACTGCGAACGCCTGATGCGCCGGCTTGTGCGTGACGGCCGCACGCCGGAACGCGAGTTGCGGCTGCTGGCTGATCTGCTGGACCACATCATTGTGCGGGTGGAGGACGAGCGGTGAAACGCGTCCTTGTCGCCTGCGAATTCAGCGGCGTTGTGCGCCGGGCATTTGCCGCGCGTGGGCATGACGCCTGGTCGTGCGACCTGCTGCCCAGCGAGGACCGCAGCAACCGGCACATCACGGGCGACGCGCGCGACATTCTAGGCGACGGATGGGACTTGCTCATGGTCGCGCATCCGCCTTGCACCCGGCTCTGCAATTCGGGCGTGCGCTGGTTGTCCAAGCCGCCGCCGGGCAAGACGCTGGACCAGATGCAAAGCGAACTTCGCGAAGGCGCGGCGCTGTTCTCGGCGTTCTGGAACGCGCCCATCGAGCGGATCGCGGTCGAGAACCCGATCATGCACAAGCACGCCAAGGCGCTGATCGAGAACTACGCCGAGCCTGCGCAGACAATCCAGCCGTGGCAATTTGGGCATGGCGAGACGAAAGGCACATGCCTCTGGCTGCGCGGGCTGCCGAAGCTGACGCCGACGCAGATCGTGGAAGGCCGCACCGCCCGCGTCCATCGCATGCCGCCCGGCCCTGACAGGTGGAAAGAGCGTTCGCGCACCTTCGCCGGCATTGCCGAGGCGATGGCTGACCAGTGGGGCGGGTATGCGCAAGCGGAGCAGGCAGCATGACCCCCGACGAGATCGACCGCCTGTACGATAGCGTGATGCTCGCCGCGCCGATGGCCGCGCTGGGCGTGGTGATGTTCGTGGTGGTGTGGCTGTGGCCTGTGAGGAGGAAGCCGTGAACCTACAACCTCTCCAGCACCACAGCGAACCAGACCAGCGCCGTGAAGCTGGACACGGTCAGCAGCAGAAGCTTCAGAAAGCCCCGGCGCCTCATCACAGCGCCGGGGCTTTACGTTCAGGCCGCATTGTTCTTCCGGAAGATGCGCCAGCCGACAATGCCGAACGCGATTGCGCCGATGAACGGCACCACGTCCTTCAGCAGCGGCAGCGGCGGACCATCCGTCCAGATCCAGCCAAGATAGGCCAGGGAGATCGTGCCAAGCACGTCCAGCAGGGTGTCAAAGTCAGGCACGGTCACGGTTTTCGCAGCCATTGTAGTCCCTCCACATTGCGCCGAGGCGCGTTAAATCCTGCAACCTGCCGCGAGCCACTGATTGACGTTGCTTGTGGCATAATCCTTCGCCGCCTGCGGCCATGCATCGAACTCAGCGCGGCTGACGCTCTCTGGTGTCTGCCCCCGGCAGAACTCAATCAGCAGCGCCACGCGCAGATCCTCAACCGGCTTTACCGCCTCCGTCTTCTCCTCGGAAAAGAACGGCAGCGACTTCGTCTGGCACGCTGTCGCTAGTGGGAAAGCTATCGCCACCATCCCTAGCCTTAAGAGCCGCATCTGAATTTCCTCTTTCCTCACTGATAATCTCTGCCGACCGGGTGACGACCGCCTCCCGCGCCTGCGCCTGCTTGACGGCTGACGCCTGGCGTTCGGCCTTGCGGCCGGCGTCCTTCAGATGCCGCTTGACCGCTTCCCAGCCAATGAGCGCGACGACTGCCCACGCAATCCAGCGCGCGATTGGGTTGTCCGTGAAAAACTTAGTGACCACCGCCCACGTCATCCGTTGCCCCTATTTCAAAAGCGTCTTGGCTTCGATCATGCCTTTGGTCATGACCTTCGTGCCGCGCTTGCGTGTGAACCAGCCAATTGCGGTAACGACGCCAGTCGCCACAAGCGCAATGACGACAGGATCGCGCGAAAGCTCATAGAAGATGGCCGCAAACGCCGTGCCGATGCCAAGACGGGTAAATACGATCTGGACCACGGACCCAACGCCGACGATCACCATGCCAATGCCCCTCTGGCTGTCGGTCATGTTCTTCGCGCCGTTCTCTGGCGTGATCTCGCCATAGGGAATTGACCGAACGTCCACGCTCTTCGGCGCAATGATAACGGGTTCCGGGGGCTTTGGCGCAGGCTTAACCGGCGGCGGCGGGGGCTGGGGAGCCGGGACCACCACCGCCGGCCCCTGCGCCACAGGACCACTCGGCGGCGCAGGAATGTGGGCAGAAGCTACCGGAGTGGGGGGCTGGGGGGCTTTCAGCTCCGGTAGTTCCGCGTTGCCTGCCGGGTTGGGGGCGGCAGGCTCAGGTTCAACTTTAGCAGGTGCGGGCTTAACAGGTACGAGTTCGGACCACGGTTTCTTGAGGATAACTGACGGGTCTGGCGCGCGAGACGTGCGCGCACGCATCAGCGTGTCCTCGAGCGTGGTCGTGGCGTCGGTGTCAATCTCGCCGTTCTCGTTCAGGGCGAACTGCACGACGGTTGGGCTGCAGGCGTCTTCAAACGGGAGATCCATCGCCACGCAGGCCTCTGCCAGTCGGCGTCTGTACAACCCTTTCATGGGTCGCGTCTGAGCGCGGCAATTACGGGGCAACTGAAGGATGGCGTCTGCATAGCTCCCCGGCGCCATAACCTTGCCCTTGTCGGTTGTTCCGCCATTGAGGCAGGCCTTTAGGGACGGGGGAAGATACCCTAAGTTGTACGCCATGCTTGTGTACGCCGCGAACTCTCCGGCCGTCAGCGGGACCTGGATGGCGTCGCGCACGATCTGCGCGGCTTCGTTGGCATCCTCACGCAGCCAGGCGTTAGCCTGCTCCAGCGTGCAGCGGTCCCCGCGTTTGACGCCTTTGGTTCTGCCCCAGCCAATCGTCCACGGATCGCCGCTGCCTTTGCCCGTGCGCGCCAGCTCGCTCGCCGGATCCGGATAAGCGGCAAGGTGCAGGCCTTCAAAGCCTTTGATCAGGCCCAACGCCACATCCGTAACGATGTGATCACTTGGCGGTCTACGGCGCTGCAGCTCTATTGCCATCGTCCTTGTCCTCGGTCAGATCGGCTTTGGTTTCGCTCTTAACTTTTCTCAGGTCCTCAATGAAGCGCCTGCGGGCTGTTGTGCGGCCCCCGCGCGAGCCGTTTTCCTGCGCCTCTTTTCGCTTGCTCATTGCTATTTGCACCGACAGAAGCGCCTGCGCGCCGACCGATCCGCACAGCTCGAGCAAGATGACCCAGAACAGGCTGAAGGCATCCCTGAAGCCTACGCCATCCCAGCCGGGGACGTAGCGGTCAGGAAAGCGGAACACCGCCGGCAAGCCAGGATCGCCCACGCTTTCCGCCGTCGCGGTTGTGCGTGCGTTCAGGCGCTCGCCTTCGATGGCGGCAATCTGCTCATCCAGCGCCGACAGTTTCTTGCGCGCGTCATCCTCATACGCCGCAATCTGCGCCTCGAACTCGCGTAGGTTGTCGTTTCCGCCAATCCCGTCCGACAGCACAAGCCTCATGCTCTCGCGGGCGCCAGCAACCAGCCTGTCGCGGTCTGCGCGAATGGCAGTCTTCTCTGTGTCGATGCGCGCCAGCCGCGTGTCTGCGCTTTCAACGGTAACGGTTTCGGTCTGCTGGACGGACGCCGTTTTGCGGTAATGATAGTCGGCCCCTTCGCTGACAAAGCCCAGCGCGGCCACGCAGCACGCGAGGAACGCCATTGCCCAGATCACGCGCAGCGTCCCCGTTGCGGCGCCGGGAAGCTTTTGCGCTTTCATCCAGACAAGGCACAAGCCGCCCGCAATCACGAAGAGGCGGAACACGATGCCCGCGCTCTGGAACGTCAGTTCCATGCCTGGCGGTGCGAGGCTGCGATAAAAAGAGGCATCCCAAATAAAGAGCGTGATGCACGCGAGCGATACGGCGATCCAGAGCGCGGTGATTGCAACCGCGCTGATAGTGAACGCGGGAGCATGGTCCCGAAGCCAGCGGCCGGCGGTGACGAGGTCGGCGCGCATCGTCATTTCCCCAGCCCCTGGAATTCCGCCCAGCGCTCTAGGCCGAGCTGCAACAGCGCGAAGCATCCGACCGCCATCAGCATCCAGCCGCCGACAGGGATCCGCGCCCACATGCTGACTTTCTGCTGGTCCTGCACCTGCGCGATTTCTCGCTTGTGGACTGACAAGTCAGTGCGGAGATGTTCGATTGTCTCAACGAGTTTCTGGAGCGCGTGGCGGACTTCCTGGCTGTCTGCGGAGAGGCTCTGGAACTTCACCCGCATCTCGGTTTCAATTGCTGTGACCTTCGCGGCGATTTGCTCCACGTCCTCGCTCCTAGCCGTGCGCTTGCGCAATTGCTCGACGTCTTCGCCAAGCTCTCGCAGCTCGCGTTTGATCGCCTTGATGCGTTCGCTAACTTCATCGTCCACAGCCCAGCCCCAGAGCAGCCCGGAAAACGTTTACCTGATTGCGGGTGGACGGTCTATCTGGGCGGGAGAATAGCTTAGGCCGTGTGCTCCCGTATCCAGCGAAGCACCTCGGTTTGCGTTAGGTCATTCTGGCCTAGGTAGGCCCGCCCAGCGACGGCAATAGCCTCGGCATAGGTACCCCCAGCCTTCGCCTTGATCGCTTCCAGTACCCCTAGCTCGTCATCTGTGAGCCGGATCGTCTTTGCGGTCCCTGCGTGCCGGTCGCCAGTCCGCGTTTTTGCCTTTGCCATGCGTCAATCTCCTAAACGTGATGGAGATTAACCCGGCTTCCGTCTGGTGGCAATCTGGTGGCAATCACGATAATGTGATGACTGGTGGCAATCATGCGGCTTGCCTAAGTGGTGGATTGCCGCCATATTGCCATTACTGAGATGTTTGACATTGCAGAATATGTCCCTCGAAAGAGCCGCCTCCGCGTGGCGAGGGATGGAAACGGGCCAGATGGCCCGGCCAAGCGCTCTAAGGACCCCTCCAATGAAATACGATGTGTACATGGGCATCAACGTCGTCGCGACCTTCGGCACCCAGAAGGAAGCAGACAGCCACGTGAAGCGCCTGCAGGGCCGCTACATCGGCACCCGCCTCGGCATCTACAGCCTTCCCCGCACCTAGCCGAAACCTAGCCCCGCCCAGCGGGGTGACGGTCTGCCAGAGATGATCGCCTGGCACTGATGATGGCAGATCACTGAGAAGGACCCTCAGAATGTATGACACGCAATTTCGTGCGCTTGCCGCCTCTAACGTGCTTATGTGGTTGGCGATTGGTTTCGGAGCCTTGCCCTGGTGGCTTGGCGCTACTGAAGCCCTTGACTGGATCGTTGCCGCTGGAATGTCGGCGGCTCTGATCTCGGTTTCCTTGATCCTCTCCGGCTGCGTCACCAGATTTGGCGAGGCAACGGAGCACAAGCACTACCTCACCGCCGGCCTGACGATTGGCCTCGGACTGGTGCTGGTGATGATCGAAGCGGCCATGACCCACCAGGGTCTGGCATGGATCGACGCCCGCAAGGATTTGGCCCCTGATTGGGCCTTGTGGGTTGCCAGCTTCGGCCTCTCGGCCTTCAACGTGTTCAGCTTGTACACTTTCGCGCGGGACATGAAACGGAAGCCGGTTACGAACCCAGCCCGCCTGCTTGCAGAGCTGCGCTGGAAAGACAAGAAGGCCGCCTAGACAGAAGCCCCCGCCCTGACCGGCGGGGGTTTTTGTATTAGTTTGGAACGCGCAAGAGCTTGAAGCCAACGCCGCCGCTGTCGTTTGCGCCGTAGCTTAACTGCGCGCCTCCGATCAAAAGAAAGGCGATGCTGGGGAGGTTGAACTGGCCCGAGCCAAGGGTGCGTGAAAAGTTTAGGTTCCCGCCTGCAATTCGGAAGGTCCATGTATTTGTCCCGTCAGAGAGGACTATGTGATTTTCCGAGCTGTTAAAGACTGTGATCGATTGGGTCGAGCCACGCTGCAACGCCCGCGCCGAATTGGCCTCGGCTATTGTGTTCCCGAATGATGACTGCAAGCTCGTCTGAAAATAACCGCGCCCGTAATCGTCATAGTAAGTAACCTCGGCTCCTGTCCCTATTGTCGGAGCCGGGCTGCCGTTTCCGATATCTTGACCACGCAGGGTGATACGAGCCGGAACAGTCGTGCCGGCGACTTCCGTCCCTTCGACGTATCCACCGCCGCCCCAGTCAAGGATTTCAATCCCGCTGGTGTAGGTTCCAGCGCCCGCATTTGTGCCGTGGCAGTAAAAGCTGGAGCCAGAGCCGCCCGGATAGATATTGGTAACAAGCCTATCAACTGTCAGGTGGTCAGCATTACGAAGGCGCAAAGAATAGCCGTCGTAAACTGTCCCTTGTATTTGAATATTGCCCGTGATCGAAGTGTTCGCGTTGCTGGAACCGTCAAACACAACGACATCAGCGCTGCCTGTCGTAATCAGCCCGATAACTCGAAACTTCCTGAAGCGCTGGCTGTCCGCATTCTCTCCTAGATCCGTAAACGACACGCCGCTATCGACTAGTACACCTTCCGTCCCTGCTGTGCCGACGAACGTGATGTCAATTGTCGTGCCGCGCCGCGAGTCAAGCTTCAGCGCCCGCGTGTGGGAGCCGGCAATCAATGTCAGATACTCAAAGCCGCCACCAGACTTGCGAGGTCCACCTGTGTACGGGGAGACGTGATCGAAGGCGGTGACTGCCGCCGTACACTTGAGCGTGGTTCCCAAGCTGGTTGAGCCCGCCACGTCGTGTACGTCTGACGCGCCAGCGCCACGAAACAGGACGAAGTCATGGCGGTTGTTGATCGTGCTGCTGAACTCAATATGGCTCGTGCCAGTCCCGAACACGTCAACAATGCCGCCGCCATCCGCCTCGCACATCATCATCGCATACTCAAACGCAAGATGATTGGCCGCAGCCGTCCCTGACGCGCCGAGTGTCAGGCCATACCAGGCTGCATAAATGTGTCCCCTGTTGCGCCTCCGCTCAAAGCCGCCGCCCGATCCGTCCAGCGCAGCGCCAGTCGGGATGACATAGACACCCTGCCCCGGATCAGCCAGATGCTTCAGCGAAAGCGAGCCGACAAGCGCCGTGATGTTGACGAGCCCGGTATTGGCCCGCGCCCCAAGCAGTGAGGTATGCAGCGTGATCGTATTCGCGCTGATCCAGCGGACAAAATAAAGCGTGTTGATGCTGAGGCCCGCATCCGCCGCAGAGGCAATGACAACGTCCTCGGTATCGAACCCATGAGCCGTGACAGTCAGAACGTCCGTTCCGGTGTTGACCGAAGAGACGGTCTTTGTGGAGACGACGGCCCGCGCTGAAATGTCGGCCTTATACTGGAACGTCCCACCTGCAAAATCGCCCGCAGTTGTACGCGCGGCCACTTCCACAACCATGTCGTCTACAAGGCCGGTGGCCGTCGTCAGCGCCGTAAGTTCAGCGTATGTCTGAAGATAAACAACGTTGCTGATGTTTTCAGAGGCGTTGAGGTTTGAATAAACCAGCGCTCCGTTTCTGTCCCTGATCACAATAGAATACGTGGCCTGACCAATAAAGATACTGCCAGGACTTCCATTCTGCGACGGATACCCTGCAAGCGTGCGGATCGGCTGCGCTGCTGGCGTGGTCAGAGCAGTGTCCCAATAAACTGAAATGGGCGACACTTCCGGATTGATGCCGGCCGTGCCGATGTAGACATAGCCCGCGTCTAAAGGCTGGCCGGATCGGTCGTAGAACACCGTAAAGGGTGAGGTGACTTCGTTGCTCATTCGGGACGTCCCATGCCTGCTTGATATGGTCGGGCCGATTGCGCCCGCTTGCTGTTCTCGCCCGCAGTGATCGCCTTGAATGCGCCAATTGCCGCCGGCGCTGTCACGGCCTTGGCGACGATCTGCGCCTGCACATCGGTCAGCGCCTTGCCTGCCTTGGCCTGCTGGATCAGGTTTAACGCATCTCGAGCGTTCTGCCCCTGCACGCGGGTAAGTACCGTGGCGATGTCGTCATAGAGCCCCATGCGACGCGCAGCTTCGGCCTCTGGCGTCTTGCCAGTGATGCTTTGCACCACCATGCGCGATGCGTTGACGGGCTCGCCTTTCATCATCGTGCCGAGAATGCCAGGCGTCACAATCTCATCCACTCTACGCCCGACAGCCTGGCGCTGCGCCGTCTTGCTGTTTGCCGCCACCGCCGCCGCCAGTTCAATACCCGTCGCCTGTTCGTCCAACACCTTGTAGAATTCGTCAGCATCCGCATCACCAAGCAGCGCGCGGACTTTGCTTTGGTTGTTCCGGCTGCGCAGCGCGGACAGCCCGGCCATCAGTTCCTTGATCTCGGTGTTGGGATTTGCCGCTGCCACCTTGAGGTTGCCCAGCGCATGATCAAGGCCAGACCGCAGGCCCAGCTTCATTGATTGCACGGCCGCCGGGTTCTGGCCTGACAGCATGTCCCGGACTTCCTTGACCGTCACGCCTCCCGACAGCATGTCAAAGCCAAGCTCGGCCGCTTTCACTTCTTCAATGGTGTCACGCGCCAAACCCAGCGCGGCGCGGTATTCCGGCACCTGATCCATGACTAGCTTTCGGATCTCGCGCGCATTCTTCGCAGCAAGCGATTGCACCTCGCTCTTGCCGCCCATGACGCCCGCAGGCGATCCATACGCCATCTCGTTCAGGCCGCGCGTGATCAGATCCCATTGCTCGACGTTCGGCAATTCCTCAAAGCTGATCGTACCATCAGGGTTTTGGATAAATTTGATTTGCGGCGCGCGTGCGCCAGGGTCCATGCTGCGTATCTTGTTAGCGTAGTTCAGCGCCTCGGCAGGGATAAGCCTTTGCCAGTTCTCAAGCTCGCGGCCGGCTAGCGTGGAGTAATCAATCGGCTTGTTATACGCAGCGTCATACATCTGCTGGCGTGCTTGAGATGACGCTTGCCTGACTTTTCCAGTCACGTCCACAATGTCTTCCGGCTGGCCTAGGAAGCGATTGAAAGCTCCGCGCATCTCCTGTTCGCCGCGCAGGTTGCGGGCAAGCAGCGCTTGCTGCGCCTTGTCGCCGCCCGATCCCAGCGCAATAGCCGCATCGAGCAGGTTTTTCGTGGCTGGCGTCATCTCGGCCAGCATGGACGAGCTGCCTGCGCGCTGTAGCGCCGCCTGCGCGGTGGGAAAGTCGCCGTCTTGAATGGACGCCAGCACAACCTTGGCCGCATCCGGCGAGATGCCGAACTGTCTAGCCAAGTCGCGCACCGGCTTGTTGCCGAAGTATTGCAGCGCGTTCCTGACGCCCATTTCCACGGGTGCAGCCAGTGCGCCAATCGTCCCGCCAAGCACGCCGCCGATCACGCCTCCGGTGACCGCGTTAGGCGCCCGCTGTTCTGCCGTACCTTCGCCTGCGCCAAAGCCCGACACTGCGCCCTCGACCGTGCCGGCCGCCGCGCCAATGCCGCCACCAGTGAGGATTTTGTTTCCCAATGTTTGCACGGATTGCAGCCCGCGCCCCATCATCTGAAACGGCACGAGCGGCAGCGTGGCGACGGTCCCGAGGCCCATCTGCAGGCCCATCGCCTCCAGTGGCTTCTGTTCCTCGTAAGCTGCAGTCGTCTCACGCAACGCCGCTTCCGCTCGCGGATCGCCCGTAATTGCGCCAACAGCTTCGTCAAAGTATTCGCCAACGAAGGGTAGGCCCTTGATGGCTGACGCCGCTGCCCCGCGCACGCCGTCCTGTTCCACGATCTGCTTGTTCGTCTCGGCCCTGCGCGCCTGTGCGGGCGCCATGCCCTGTATCATGCGCTGGATTTCGGCCTGGTTGTTCGTGGCATAGCCGGAGCTGGTGAAGGTCAGTTGTCCATCAGGCTTGCGGTATATCTTGCCGCCATCCGGCGTCTCGCGGATCAGCTCATAGCCTGCGGGGGCTTTGCCTGCGGCCTGCTCGTCAAGCTTTGCCTGCGCCTTAATCAAACGGCGCAGAAGTTCTGCGGCGCTGCGGTCCTCGTCCGTTACCTGCGGTTCCTGCGGCGGCATTTAAAGCCCTCGCTTGTCGAGTTCAGCCGTCAGCGCGCGGCGCTGGTCTGGCGTCAATTTGCCGACGTCCTGACGCAAAAGCGTTGCGGTATCCATTCCGCCAAAGTTAATAGTGGTGGCGCCGCCCTTGCCAGACGCTGCAGCTTCAAAATCTGACAGCCTCGGCGCGTTGTACTTGAAGCCCTGCAGCGTGCCGTTGTCTTCATAGAACTTCACGGCGGCCTGTGTGTCTGCGTTGGCGCGTTCGATCTGTTCCAGCAAGCGCCGGACCCGCTTGACGTTTTCCTGTTGACCCAGCGCAGGGTCAAACGCCCGCGCAATGAGCGCCTCGCCTTCCTTGGCCGTGAAGGCGGGACCGAGGATGGCGCGCAGGTTGCGCTGCACGACTTCCTGAATGGTCTGCTTAACCGCCAGCGCTTCGGGAGCCGCAAAGCTCTGAAGGGTTTCAGGCATCAGGCCAATGAGCGGCCCTGTCAGTTCTTTGTTGGTTTCAAGCTGCTTGAGCGCGCCCGCGAGCTGTGTCGCCTGTTTGGCGGCATCCGTCGCGCCTCCAGTCACAAACGCCGCGTAGGTATCCGCAAACGTCTCGTCCACTTTCTTCTGTCCAGGCGATAGCGGCTTTTCAGTGCCGCCAACGAACACCTGCGTTCCCGGCGCCGGCGGCGGCAAAAGCTTGGTGCGGTATGCCTGCATGTACTCAGGCGACCCCGGAGGTCCAAACGTCAGCGCATACGCCCGCGCCGTCTGGACAGCCTCGGTTTCCTTCTCGCCCTTCAGCGCCGTGATGTTTTCCAATTGCGCCTTGAAGCCTTCCGGGTCCATCATGCTTGCCCCACGCAACAGAGCGGCTTGCGTGAGCGTTTGGCCCTGCGGCGTGGCAAGCTGGTCAAGATAGCCCTTCACCACCTTGGCGCCTTGCTCGTTCCCGGCGTTGACCATTGCATCGTACTGCGTCTGAAGGTTGGCCTTGGCCGCTTCCACATCGCCCGTTGCAAGGGCCGTGGCTGGCGCCATGAGGTTGCCAAAGCTGGCTTTCTTCTGTTCGTTGGTAACGTTGGCCATCATCTCGGCGCCGTACGTGCCCAGCTTCTCGTCCAGCGCCGTCACCTTGGCGACAAGCTGCGGGGTCAGGTTTCCCGCTTCCACCGCGTCATAGAATTCGCCATAGACCGCATCGCGTTCCTTGGCGGCCGCAATTTCTTGCTGCAGCTTTGCGGCCCGCGCCTGCTGTTCGGCCAGCTGCGCTTGGAATAGCTGGTTCTCTTGCCCAACCTGACGCTCCTGCTGAAGCATCTGCGCCCCGGCGCCGTAGCCCTGCAACGCCGCTTGGAACGGGTTGATCACGTCCATCTGATAGTTGACGGCCATCAGAATGCCCCCGGGTAAGCAGCGCGTGACGGATCAACATAGCCGGGCTGGCCGACGCTAGGAGGACCCCCGCCAAACAACCCGCGCCCCGCCGCAAAGCCAACCGACCCCGCGATGTTGCCCCACATGTTTGCGTCGGCCTGACCGCGCGCCAAGGCGGCGTTAGCCTGCGCATCGCCGCGCTGCATGAACAGGTTGGACGCGTTATTGGCAAAGGCCTGCCCGCTTGCCGCCTGCATTCCCGCCGACGCCTGACCCAACTGCGTCAGGCCGCCAAGGCGCTGGTATTGCTGGTTGATCAGGCTGGAGAGGACTTCCGGCCGATACTTGGCAAGGGACGCCTGCACGTTCCCGCCGCGTAGCCCGCCCGTGGCGGATGCGTTCTGCAGGATGGCTTCCTCGCCGGATCGGGTCAAGGCTGCGAACTCTGGCCCCATCTCGATAGCCTGGATGGCCCTTTGCTGCGCTTCGGGACCGCTGACGCCGGTCAGGTCAAGCTGGCGTGCCAGAGCCCCGCCGCCTGCCTCGACGTAAGGCCGGAACATGGTCTGGATGGCGTCGAACTGCCGGCGTTGTTCGGCCATGCTCTCGCTGGTCGCCTGCGTCTGCGCGTTTGCAGCCGTCTTGGCTGCGGACTTTTGCGCATTGGATGAAAGCACGCCGCCGACAACGGCGCTTCCAATGATTGCGGTTGCGATCCATGCCATCAGGAAAGCCCCATGAATGCTGGCGACTTCTCGATAAAGTGCGCCTCGATCTCGTCAATGTCTGTCAGGTCAGTCTGGAAAACGTTGAGCCATATCGTGTCCGTCAGTGCGTAAATAACCTTGCGCGTCGGCTGGCCAACGAAGATGAACGGCGCGACGATTTCCGTCATCCTGCCATCCTCAAACACCACGCAGGCGCCCTGCATCACCATGCAGGTATTCGGGTATCTGTGCTTGTGGCCAAGGATGAAGGAACCCGCAGGCATTAGGCGTTCGCGAATGCAAATCCCAGGCCCAAAATGATGGTTCAGCGGGCATTCCACCTGCGGCAGCGTCAGCATGAACGCCTCGACCTGTTCAAGGTCGATTTCGTGCGGCGCCAGTTGCGCTGGCTGCGGCGCTTCAGCAATAACGGTTTCCGTCCCCCCGTCCATTAACTGATCTCCCGCCCAGACACCCGCATGGTTAGCGAAGTTGCCGCCCCTGCGATAGTGGAGATGAACCCGCCCGCCTCGAGAACCTGCCCGACCAGCTCCGGGCATAGATACGTCTCGTCCGGAACGATGGTGCGATTGTCAATGATCAGGTTAGACGAACTGGCCGACCCGCTGACCGTGACAAGGTTAACCGACAACGTGACGTTGCTGGCTGACGTGTTTGTCACCGTCGCCTTGTCGATGATGGCGCGCACGTTCGTCGCCGTGTATTGCGCCGTCTGGGCATTCTCAAGCTGCTTTGGCGGGACCAGAACCCTTGCTGTTACGGCCATGCGTCAGTCTCCAATATTGTCCGTTACAGTCACAATCACGCTAGGGATGGCAGGAACCGGAGCCGCAGCGGCAAAGCGTTTGATCTCCACCCCCGTATCATCAACCGCCCACCTATACTCTATGTAATCGCCAGCCTTGAGCCGGAACACGTAATTCCACGCCGCGACCTGTTCCGAATTGTTTCCCTCAAGCCTCATCCGGGTTGCGCTTTCCGCCACGTCCGTTCCGTTCTTGCGATACCAGAGATAAAACAGCCCCTTGCCGCCCGTGGTCTTGTCAATCTGGATTGAGTGCTGGAAATCGTAAACCCCGGCCTGACTGACCGTGATCTGCGTTCCCGACAAATAAACGCCAAAGCTTAAATCCGTGTTGGACAGGCTCACCGTGTAAGCCGTGTTGATCACAGCAGCGTTCTGCGTGTTGGTATCGTAGAACGTTCCGTAAACCTTGCGCCGCGCCGGCAGGATCGGGGCGGCAAGGGCCAGCCCCTGCACCGTGTCCGACATGCGCGCTAGCTGGTCCAGCGCCGCTTGCGCTAGGGCTGTAGCCGTGTCGGCCTGCACCACCCGCTGGGCAAGCTCCCCCGCAATAGCCGTCAACACCTCGGCCTGCCCCTGCGCCGCGCCCAGCGCCAGCGTGTTGGCCTCGATTGCCGCACTAAGCGTCTCGATATCGGCCGGCGTCAGCTCGCCCGCGACGCGAAACAGCCGCTCAATGGCGCGGATGGCTTCCGGATCGTTGCCGACAAAGGCGGCGATCTGGTTCCGGGTCAGGGCTTTGGGATCTGCCATTTACCAGGCCAGCGGCTCCAGCCGCGCCTCCAACCGCGCGAAGGACAGGAAGGCGTCTGACGTTCCGCTGAACCTCTGCAAGCGCCAGTTGCGGAACGCGCCCTGCTGCATCCACACCAGCCGCTTGGAGCGGTCCCCGATCTTGCCCGCGCGGATGTACTTGTCCTGGCTGTAGGTGACGCCATCCTGGCTGTAAGACGTCGATATCTGCGGATCCGCACCCAGCGCGACGCGCCCCGTCAGCGCGACCAGCTCGAGGTCGTGGATCACCACGCCCCGGCTTTCGTTGTAGACGATTTGCGTCTGGAAGTTCCAGCCGACCGTCTCGCCCCAATGGGTTGAGATATTGTCCACGAGATAGCCAAAGGCGCTGGACTGCGTGTCGCCTGTGTTCCAGCGGTTGTACGCATAGACAAGGCGGCTTGAGCGATACGCGCCGACGCCGTTGAGGCTGGATGAAAGGCAATACCAGACCGGCTGCTGCGCCCCGGCGCTGCTGGCGCCATCGTAAACCAGCGTCTTGTCTGGCAGGTGGATCAAAAGCTGGCGGTGGTCGCGATCCGTGCGGGTTTCCATGAAAGACAGCGCAAGCTGCGCCTCGGTGTAGCCCGACAGCACAATGTCGATCTCGCGCGTGCTGATCTTCTGCGAATTGCCGTTCGCGCCCAGCCAGACCGCGATCCCTTCGCCCATTCCGCCGCCGATGAAGGCAATCTGGTCAAGGTATGCGCAATTCGCGTTGACGCCGACGCTCCCGCGCGTGATCTGCGCGCCCGCGATGCGCTCAAACGGAAAGCCCGTGGTCCCGACGTTCTGAAACACCTCGCACGTATGTCGGTTGACGGCGTAAATCTCATTGCGAAGCTTGATCAGCCCCACAACCGGGTCAGGATCGATCTCGGATGACCCATACTTGAGCGGGTCTACCGCAAACGGGTTATTCAACTCGGTAATGACGAGGTTTTCCCCGTCCGTCGTCATGAAATACCCATCAACCCACACAACGTCGACCACGGTCCCCAGATCCGGGTCCACGTTCTGCGCCAAAGTCGCGCCGTCATAGAGATACAGCCCGCCATTGGCTGCGATTGCGAGGTAGTCAAAGCTGTACACCATGATTGCGCGGTCAGTGCCGGGGATTGTGCCAATCGTGGTGACAACGCCAGCCTCGGAAATGCTGACAAGGCTGGTTCCCATGACGCGGTAAAGTATGCCGTTCCACTCAATGCCGCCGCGATCAAGGCCAGGCCCTGTCCCGTTGCTCACAATGCCGTCTGCCGGCCGCAGGTAGCCGTTGCTGATGCCCTGCTGCTGCACCACGGGGACCATGTTCAGCGGATAGCTGACCCGAAAGTCTGCGTTTCCATCGCTGTAGGCGCCACTGAGGATCGGGATTTGAATGGCTGTCCCCTACGTGGTCGCACGCTGCATGGAGGCATCAGCCAGCGCGGTGTTGAAGATGGCGACGGCCTGTATGTAGCCGTTGAGCTGCAATGCGAAGCTTGGGTTCGCACCGAATATCAATCGGTTAGGCGTTGCGGGTACCGTTATTGCGCCAGTTGCGGTTCCCGCTACGCCATCGCGCGCATAGTTGGCGCTGGCGGTTGACGCGCGAACGGCGAACTTTGTCGTGGTGTTTGCTGTAAGGGCCGGAGACGTGTTCACGATCAACTGGTTCACGGCGCCGGCGGTGACGATGGGCTGCACAAGGTTGGTCGTGGCGTTAACAAACAGCGTATAGCGCTCGGTTGCGACGCCGTTGTCCAGGTTGATCGCCGTCGTGTTGCTTCCATAAGTCTCTATCGTGCGGTTAAACCGCACGTAAACCGACAGGGGGTAAGCTACTCCCGGCGACGTTACAGACGCGGCATCAGCGTTCCGCTGAACGCTGGCGCCTGTCGTGGGTATCCAGCTTGACGCAGACGATCCTGCTTCAAGCTGCACGTTTGTGCAGGAGCCCGTGACCGTGAGAGTGAGCGAGCCAGCCGTGGGGGTGAATGTGAGGGTGACGCGGTTGTTTACGCCAGTACCGACCAGCGGGCCTGCGGTGGACGTACCCGTCAGGGTGATCGTGCCGGTTCCGCGAAAACTCAGCGTGTGGGCAACAGCCGCGACGGTGATGCTTTGCGTGACCCCAACGGCGCTGTTCAGAAACAGGTTTGTTCGCGTCTCTTCGATCAGCACGCCTTTGTCGGTGCGGCGTAGCTCGCCCAAGGCAAACTGGATGATGTTGCCTGCGAGGTCTTCCGCCGTCCCGACAGTGGCGCGTGTAAAGCTCCAGCCGGGCGTGCTTGTCACCGGCCCCACATCCGCGCCGTTGAACATCGCGCGGTTTGTGGTGAAATCCCAATAATGCAATGGCGTTGCGCCAAGTTGGGCGGTCGCAATACTCAGAAGGGACCGCCCTCCGCTGCGACTGCGCGACCTGTCCCGACTGCGCCACATTTAGAAGCCTTCGCCCGGAATGATGTGCAACGAAGACGTCAGCGCCGTGTCGCACACGTAGGCGACGTGCGTGTGATCCTGCGGCTTGCTAATGCTCACCTGCGAGCTTGGCAGCACGATGTAATCCGTGCCCGCAACTGCGGTTAAGCCTGTCAGGCCGGTGCGAACGTAAACACTATTCCCGCCCGTATTTGTGACCACGATGGACTTGGAGCTCAAGCCAATAGCCGTGCTGCCTGACGTTGACGTCACGCTGGCGACCGATACGCCAGAGCCATAGGCAGGGCCGAATGTTTGTTGGATCATTTGGTTACCCCTTGGAGCCAGCTTTGATACTTCGGATGTTCAAGCGCAACGAGCCTGTCAAGCTGCTCATGGCTCATTGGGATTTGCCCGATCAGCATGTTCCGAAGCGAAGCGAACTCAGACAGGATGCGCGCCTTCAACGCCGCGTGATCTTCGTCCGGATAAGCTTCC